GCTGAGCCGCAACCATAAGTCTTGAATTTGGCGTCAGTGATGACATTGTCTTCCACTCGTATTTGAAGTTGTAAAACATCTCCACAAGCCGGTGCACCAACAAGACCTGTTCCTACAGCGGGATCATTTTTATCCAGTTTACCGACGTTTCTTGGGTTCTCGTAGTGATCCAAGACTTGACCTGAGTAAGCCATAATAATCTCCTAATAGTATATTATAAATTATTTAACTACGTTTTGCAAGAGCTGATTTGGCCATCGAGTCCACAGTGCGCTCCGGGGGAGTTCTTGGCGCATTTGGATCGCCAATTGCTGCTTCTTCGTCGTCATCTGCAAATGGAGTTAGATATACGTACTTTACTCCTGTTGCATCATCTTTGATATCTTTGATGAGAGATTTTAAAGCCTCATTGTTAGATAATGCTTGATCCAGTATATCTAAGGTAAATTGAGGATGCTGGATCTGAACTAGATTAATTAACGAATCGGCCCGCACTCTTGGCACCGCATGGGTGTCATGAGCACGGCTTCTCATAGTTTCAAGAATGTTCATTAAATCCAAAATAACAGGATCAGCTGCTTCATCTTCGAGGATTTCGTCAATTGCGTCCTCGGTAATAATTTCGCGAATACGCATTAACGTTTTTCTCTACCTACTACATTGGGACCGGCTGCTGCATCAGTGGCAGCAAATTCGTCGGTATCCATATCGCTGCCCATATCAGCTGCTGGCATCTCAGTACCGTCAGGCATTGCACCAGGTGCTGGACCAGCTCCCATACCCATAGCCATTGGTTGAGCTACTTGTTCTCCTGCAAGAGCTCTAGCAGCAGTATCGGCTGTGCCTCGTGCCGAACTCAACTGTTGGCTCATGTTGGCTAGTAATGGTTCTACTGCTGCTTTGAATGCATCAGCTTGTTCCATGCCAATTTGATCACGGATAGTATCAAGTAATGCAGGCATTTGTTCGTTTTGCATTTTGCTGACTTCTTCCAGCATGTCCTGAATACTATCAACCATGTCCTTGGCAGCAAGAATAGCTTGGCTCTTGCCCATTTCGCTTTCCATGATTAATTGTTGTTTGTTCTCAACCATCCAGCGATGTAGGCCTTCACGTACCATTAACAGTTCCATGTACTTGGGATTCTTTTCTGCTACGTGTACACCATGACTGCGTTTGATTTGATCTAGACTTTCAGTTAGACCACGTGCCAAAACATAAGCACGTTTAAAGTCAAGATTAGCATAATCAATCTTAACGCCAAAACGGCTTTCCATTACTTTGTTAATTTTTTTTGCTGTGGGCTTGGTGCCCATTTCTGTTAGTCTCATAGCTGTTGTTCCTAAAGTTAAAGTATTTAGCCGAAATTAAAGTTTTTTTCAAAATCTGTATTGAATCTTTACGCTGCATTCTAGCATCTAATAGTCTATTATATGCAACATCTTTTTTAAAACTATCCTGTTTTTTTCGTTGCAATGACTTTTCGTAATGTGTGATATCAGAGCTTAGTTTTCCTATTTTTTTATCTAGCTCTAGTAGGCTAGCAGCTTGGGTAAACTGTCCACGTGTTTCATACAAACAATACAAAATTGCTGTAATTTTATCTACAAAATCATGCACATGTTTGTCATCAAATTGGCTCACAGTCCAGCAATAGGTATGTTTTCCAACTATTTGAAACATTCCAACAAAAAACCTGTAGTCCCCGACAGGAATAACTACAGGTTCTGATCTATATTTTGCTAGTTCTTGGCGAGTCCATGATTGAATATAATTGAGTCCAAATTCTGTAAAAGCTGCTCTTGCAGATTCAAAATTAGATTTTCTTTTTGTAGTAAATTCGCCCTTCGTCATTTTTTCTGTATAGTATGTCTTTGTTTACCAATTGATTAGCCAGTAGTACTTCCCGTGGGCTTAAATCTTTTTTTTGTATTTCTACGGATTCGCTAAATTTCCCTAAGATGTCTGCTTCTTCGTTTGTTATTGGTAATCTAACTTTATTTAAGAGTTCTACTATCTTCATTATTATTTTAAAATGAGTTGTACAATAACCATTATTAAACCAGTTAACATTGCTACGCCAAAAGCCGTGCCTACGGTAATCAACTGTCCGCTACTTTTGCTGGTAACTTCGGCTGCTGATTCTGATATTTTCGTGCGTATGATTATGATGTGTTCTTCCATCGTGTGCATACGCTGCTCTAGTTTGTCTAATTTATCTTCCAATGCCTTGTATCTTTCAGCGCACAAATCCACGTGCGCTTCAAGGCTTGCTCTTTCGCTTGCTGCCATTTTGTTTTATTTCTTTCTATAAAAATGCAGGGTTCTGTTAATATACCTAGAATATGAGCCATAAAGAAAATGCCTTAAAACGACGATGATTTAAATTGTATTTAAGTTCATTCTGCCAGTTTTAAAGTATATGTTTTTTATAGCACCATAAGGATAAAAAATTGGTAGTATAAATCTGGCAGTTTCATCTAGTCCGCAAATTATAGGAACTTGAGCAAAATCTCGATCTAGTCCACCAACTGGGTCTTTGTCTTCAAGAAATACATCTTCGTGCTCGACTCCAAAACAAAAAATCCATACACGCTGTTTTCCAAAATACATTTCTCCAAATCCGCCAGTTTCGTCAATTTCAAATTCTGCACAGATTGGTCCTTCAATTAGTTGTGGCTGCGATCTCAACCCTATTACCTGTAATACTGTTTCCCAATTCCTCTGTTGATCACGTTTGACTTCTTGGCCAACTCTGTGTCTAGTAATGCCAGTAGCAGTAATGTCAACCAATGTTATGCCAGTATAAAATTTCATATAGATATTTATAATCATAAAAAAAGCAGACCGAAGTCTGCTTTTCTATTGCAATTTAAAAATTACGATACTACAAAGCTGGTACCGTTGGTAACAGTTGCGCTGCCTAGGTTCACAGAACCTTTCTTAGTACCAATTGCTTGTAGTGCTGTCTGTAATGCACTTGCATCTGGTGCATTAACACCGTCGCAGATTACACTGATAACACCACTTGTTGCATGTGCAAAATATAATAACACTGGTGGAAATGCTTGAATGATAGCTTCATATGCTTCATTTGCTGCGTCATCCTCAGATGATAAATTAACACCTGCATTAATCGCGTATAATGCAACGCTTTGTCCTGGCTCGATCAAAGTTCCTGTTGTACCTGCAAAAAAGTAGCCTGCGCTACGATCTAATCCGATTGGCATTTTGTTTCTCCTAAATTATTTGCGTTTTACCGCATGTTAATATTTATACTAATCATAAAAAAAGCAGACCGAAGTCTGCTTCTTTCACTTAATTTAAAATTAAGCTAACTTAATACCACCTGTTGAACTAACAGTTGCTAGTGCAGGGAATACATTACCGCGTGAACCAATGTTGCCGCCTAAGGCACGAATTGCCACTTGTAGATCTGCATCAGCCCATGAACTGCGCTCAGTGATTACGCTTAACTGTGCAGTTGAACCGTTGCTGTCAACTTGATATGCTAGAACTGAAGCATTAGTTGTAATTACTTTCATTAGTGTTTCAACTGCGCCAACTACACCAGCACCACTTGGATCATCTAGTTCAGCTGCTAGGTTAGCAGTTGCACCTAGAGCAGTGATTTTGTATGCTGTGATAGGTGGTGCAATACCAGTGTTGATGATCGCTGCGTTAGCAAAACTCTGACCTGAACCTACGTTGTTTACACCGGCTGAACTGCCGTGTACTTTAGTTACTCCGATTGGCATTTTATTTCTCCTTAATTATTTGCGTTTTATCGCATGCTAATATTTATACCAAATGCATAATTTTCTAGTTTTTAATGCATTTTAAATTCTAACTAAGTTATGCTGATAACATAATTCTGTTATTTCCTGCCAAGATAAAATTTCATTTGAGCAAATACTGAAACAAAATCTACGTTCTTTTGACACATTAATTACCCTATGCGGGTGGGCAATATTAACTAAATTGGCTCCTGTTAAAACTTCTTTATGTACTTTATTGCAGTTATCTTCGTTAAATTCCACATATCTAAATTCATTCCAATCTGTGTATTCAGGAAGCTGAGATTCTTTGTTTTTAAACCATTCCATAAGTGTGCGTCCACCCCATACCCAGTTTATTGCAAAAGGTCTGAATTTTTCTGGATAAAGTGGGTCTCCATCTAAATGAATTTTTTGTATTTCTAATGCCGAA